CACGAAATGTGTCACGCTTATCAAGCTTTGGCGCAACGAGAGAGGTACGATCAGCTTCAAAAAGATGGTCAAGGATGCGGTGATCATCGACGAGGTAGACACTGGGCTGCATTTATACCCTATTTGCTATTTCAATTGGACGAGGTCGAAGAACTGTTGGCTCGGCGAGGCGGTCGGAACGTCGCTTATTGACAACCAGATCTTTGTCAACAAGGCGTTCGCGATGGCGATGAAGCATATGATGGACACGGCGTTTTCGAAGATCGTATATGACAGCACGGTCATCGATGAATGGTCGAACAAGGTTGGGGAGGCTATTGCGGTGAACGGGCCTATTGAGAACGTCGCAAAAGCTATCGGCACGGGCAGTATGCAATCGGGTATGCTTGAGCTGATCAATCTCGCGATATCTTACACGAAGGATATGCTTGGCGCGACGGATGCGGCGCTCGGTAACGTTGATCCGAAGAACACCTCGGCGATCATTGCCGTTCAGCAGGCGTCGGCGATGCCGCTTCAAAACGTCAAGAGACAGCTTTATCAATTCATTGAGGATCTCGGACTCATTTGGCTCGATTTTATGCTTTGTTATTACGGTGAGAAGCGGCTCGTTCCATCGCTTGACGGGGATTGGGTCGAGTTTTCGCCGAAGCGTTTCAAGGGTTCTGTTTGGGCTTGCTCGGTTGACGTTGGCAATTCGGGGTATTATTCGGAGATCACCTCGCTCAACACGCTTGACACGTTATTATCGATGGGACAGATCACGCTGAAGCAATATCTTGAGAGGATACCGAACAACATTATTCCGAAAAAGCAAGAGCTTATTGACGAGATCACTGCGTCAATAGAAAAAGACGAAGAAGAAAGGATATGAAAAGGATGGAAAGAGATTACGTTTACTCGCTGATATGCGAGTTGGCGGAGCAAGCGGGGCTCGACGTTCGCGATTATGCGGACCAGCTTTATGCTGAGCGCGGTTTGGATAACGCAAACGAGCTTCCAAGCGAGATAATCGACGAGCTTATCGAGGCTCGAAGGACGAAGCGCGAGCAAAAAGACCTCATAAACGAGCAAGAAAAGCTCGATGGGGACATTAAGCTCTTTCGAGAGCTGTTTCCCGAGGTGAACGCAGACGCTATTCCGATCGAGGTTTGGGAAAACGTCGGCAAAGGGATGTCGCTGACGGCAGCTTATGCGATATACCAAAGAAGGATGGACGTTTTGGGAAAGAGGGCTGAGGCACTCAACGTTGAGCTTGAAAAAACAACGCCCATCGGTCTCTCCGAAAGTGAGGGCGAGACGTTCGTTTCGAGCGGCGAGGTTGAAAATATGACGCCCTCGGAGATCAAGAAAAATTACAAGAAGATACTTTTATCACTAAAAAAATGGAACTAAAGAAAGGAATTTATTATGGCAATCAGCAACAGTATTGAAAAGGTGATCTCTGCGGAGATCTTGAGAACCAATGAAGACAATCTTATCGCAAACAAGATCTGCAACACGGTCTATTCCGGTGAGATCAAAAACAGAGGTGACAGCGTTACAATTATCGGGCTCAACGAGCCGACGATCACGGATTACACCGGCACACTCACTTATGAGGAGCTTGACGACAGCGCGGTAGTTTTGCCCATCGACCAAGACAAGGTATTCGCCTTCAAGGTCAGAGACCTCGACGAGCTTCGTTCTGCGGTCGGGCTCAAGGATTCTCAGCTCAAGAGAGCAAGTCACAATCTCAAGCTTTCGGTCGACCAATACGTGCTCGGTCTTTATAGTGATGCCGGAAAGAGATACAACGAAACTACGGTTACCTCCGACAACGTGCTTTCGGTCATTGCCGAGATCAAGCAGATGCTCGAGGAGATGAACGTTCCCGACGGAAGAAGCTTTATCGTCGTTCCTCCGTTCGTTAAGACGAAGCTTATGCTCGCAGGGATCAAATTCTCCGTTAACGAGGGTGTTAACGGTACGGGTGCTATCGGATTCACCGATGAGCTCGGGTTTGATCTTTACGTCAGCAATCAGCTCACCGTTCTTGACGGCGGAAAGCATCAATGTATTGCAGGCTCTTATTCGGCAATCGCTTATGCTGAGCAGGTGCTCGATACTCAGATCATCGAAAGAATAGAAAACTCGTTCGACACTGCGGTCAGAGGCAGACTCGTTTTCGGTGCGAAGGTCATTCGTCCCGACGAGCTTGTTTGTGCGTCGCTCATCAACGGCGATAACTGATAGATATAAGGGGAGGAAACTCCCCTTTTTTGAAGCTATGAAAGGATGTGAGAGTTATTAGAGGAATTGATATTTTCGAGGCGGCGTTGGATATTATCGGAGAAAGGCAAAGCGATGGCTCGGCACCGCCCGACGTCAGCTTTTTTCGTTCAAGGGCGGTCAGCTATATCAACATCGTGCTTGCCGAATGTGCGCCATATCAAGCGAGGCTGTGCGGTGAGGTTATCGATTTTGCTCCGATCGACTCACTCGATGACGAGCTTGATATCGACTCGAGACTATCTCTCGGGGCGATGCCGTATGGTGTTGCATCGCTCTATCTTTTGGCTGAGGGAGATAGTCGTTACGAGCTGTTTCGGACTATTTTTGAGAATATGCTTTTGAAGGTGATGAGATATGGTACGGCTAAAACTCACTCTATCGCCGACGTATATTGAGGTGTATTTATGAAAAAGAAAAAAATTGCTGTCAGTAGCTTTGGCGGACTCAACGAGCACTCGGAAAAGCTCGGCGAAGCTATCGAGATGGTAAACCTTGTTGTAAATGATGAAGGCCGTCTTATAAAGCGCAGGGAGATGAAAAAGCTGATCTCTTTGCGCGGTGAGAGCGTTATCGCTTCTTGGGAAGGGACTCTCAGGGGGATCGAATGTATTTTATTCGTTACGAGCGGTGGGTTTTACAAATACCTTGCCGATGCGGAGGCGGCAATTTATCTTCGTCCGTTTTTTGGGGAGAGAGCCGAGCTGTTTGAGTTTGACGAAAAGGTATTCATTCTTTCGGACGTTGATCTTTACTGCTTCGACGGTGGGATAGTCGAGCGAGTTGAGGGATATTCGCCCGTTATTGCCATCAACACCGACTCGGAGGGTGGATGTGAGCTTTATGAATCGGCGAATATGCTGACGCCTCGGAGAAGACAAAGGTTCTCGACGGATGGCGAGAGCAAGGTGCTTCGGCTTTTGGAAAAGGAGGTCGAGAGCATTTTTTCGGTCAAGCATCTCGGAGAAACGCTCAATTCGGCGAGCTACACGTTTGACGCGCAAGCATCGACGGTGACGCTCGACACTGCTTTTCCGAAGGGCGAGAACACTATTGAGGTCGAATACGTTGCATCGGCTTGCAAAAGGGCGGAGCTGCTCGGCTTCAAGCGAGCATCCGTTTTTGGCGGCGGGAACGACACGAGGGTGTTTTTATTTGGCTCTGACGATGATCCGTCGTGTCGGCGACACAGCGAGATCGGAGGCGGCATATCACGAGCAGACTATTTTCCCGAAAACAATTTTGTTTCTATCTCGGGCAAGGTGATCACGTCGATCATACGTCATTATGACAGGCAGCTCATTTTTTGTCTCGACTCGACGTTTTACTCGATCGATGAGATACGGCAGGACAGTCTCGGAGGATATTATCACTCATTCCCTGTTTTTGCGCTCAACAGTGAGAAGGGGCATATTGGTGACAACGATGCGGTTTTAATTGCAAACGAGCCTGTTTCGGTCACTTATGACGGAATATACAGATGGGTATCGACGAGCGTTCGCGACGAGCGGAATGCGATCAAGATATCCGATGCGGTAAGCTCGATCGTTTTGAGGTTTCTCGGGAGAAGAGACGAATACCGCTTAATGCTTTTTGACGACGATCTCAACTCGGAGCTTTGGATCAAGTCGGGCGACGAGATACTCGTTTACAACTACGGCAGCAGGGTTTGGTATTTTTACAATGGTATCGAATTTTCGACGTTTTCGAGGCATTTTGGAAAGGTCCTGCTCGGTGGCTCGAACGGTGACTTGTACTGCTTTGAGGAGGGTGACGGCGAGGTCGCGATACGATACGTGAGCGGTGAGTCGTCGCTTGGAGACGAAACGAGCTTGAAGGACGTCGGCAGGATGGTCATTGGCGCAGGCTCGAAAAACGGTGCGTCGTTAAATATTGAGTTGGTAGGCGACGTGGGAGGAGCTGATGCAACACACGAGCTGACATTGATCGGCGGAAAGGAGTCGGAAAAGTTTCGTCGGAGGATCGTGTTCCGACGCACTCATCGGCTCGGAGTCAGTATTGACGGAGTTGCGAGAGATCTGACCGTTTCGCTTATGGAGTTTGAATTCAAGGAAAGGGGGAGATTATTTTGAGCGGATATGACACACTTATCGAAAAACTGAAAAAGAAGCTTGAAGCTGCGGGAAGCATTGAATCGGAGATCGCAAAGCAATACTCGATGGCAAAGGAAGAGGCAAAAAAGCGATATGAAGAAAGCAGGGCTTCACTCTTAAAGAAGCGCGACGACGCGATCGCCGAGGCGGCGGCAAGCAAGCTGAAGGCAGAAAAGGATATTGCACAATTTCACGAGGCAAGAGGATTGACAAGGTCCGGAGAAGCTATCGACGAGGCGTTGAACAGAGAGCTTATTGAGGCGAACGCCATCCGTGATACGATGGCAGAGCACTCAGAGAGTGAGCAGAAGCTGAAAAACCAGCTTGACGGCGAGGTCGCCGCTTTGGAAAGCGCAGAGCTTAAAGATATTCAAGGCAAAAAAGAAAAGCTCGAGGATGAGATACTCGAGCTTGAAAAGCAGAAGCTGAAGGAGGGCGATGCGGTCGTCGGAGAAGATGGAGGCACAAGTGGTGGCGGTGGCGACAGCTTAGACGATTATGAGCCGTCGATCTCGGAGAGTATGCTTGCGACGAGGCTTTTTAATATGTTCAAGAACAGCGACGGCAAGCTTTCGAGCGACGGGAGCCGTGAGCTGCAGCTTTACGTTGAGAAGCTACGCGAGGACAACGGGCTTAGTGATGAATATATGAAAAATCTGTTATTCGCGTTGAAGTCCTACGGATACGATCCTGCCGACGACGGTGACGATGAGATCGACGGAACGTTCGAGTCGATATTACGCGCCGCAAACAACAGCAGTGCGAAGGTCGAGGATATGATGTATCGTTTCTATCGCGGACGCGGTGCGAAGGACGGAGAGGCTATGGCAGAGGCGAAGAAGCATGCGCTTTGGGCGAAGCTTGACGTTATCTACAAAAACTCAACGTCACGAGAGCAATTCATTTATTACGCGCGAAAGTCAGGCTCGTCGATGAGCACGATCTATCGTTATTTCGACAGGATCGAGGACGTTAACAAATACGATATCGGCGGTGGGATATATCTCAAAGAGAAATAGTCATTTTCTGACGAGGTTATCCTTTTAGAGTCTGATATTAAAAGCATATAAAAAATAAAGAGCCAATTTTTTCAAATTGGCTCTTATTTTTATGCTGTCAAATCAGCTTATGCTCTTTTTTTAGCAACTACAACTGCACCTGCGAGAGAAACGAGAGCAACGAGAGCAAATACC